GCGTGAACTTGAAATTGCACAGATGGAGGATAATTCCGAAAAGGAAATAGCCACCATCAAATTCACTGCCGAAAAGAAGCGTCAGGCTCTTTTGAAAGAAGCCGAAAGGGAGGCGCAGACCCTTGAAAAGAATGCCTTACAGGAATGGCTCAAGGGCGGCAAAGGTCGTAAGGAATATCAGTATTACGCGCAATTCTCCGATGAACAGTTGAAGAAGATGCGCGAAGACTGGCTTACACAGGCTAAAGAAAACATAGGTTTTGAAACGCAGAGTCAGTTGATTGATGTCAATGAATCAACCGACCTTGAAGCAAGATTTAAGGAAGACTTCGCGGCTATGCGCGATTATCTAAAAGAGTTTGGGTCTTTCCAGCAGAAAAAACTTGCTATTGCAGAAGAATATGCTGAAAAAATAAGAAACGCCCAAAGCGAGGGCGAGCGTCTTGCCTTGCAACGGCAGCAGAAAGCTGAGGAAGAACAGTTTGAATCAAAGGCCGTGATGAATCAGATTGACTGGTACACCGTCTTTGATAACGTCGGCGTTATCATGCGCGGTCAGCTTGAACCGCTTTACGAGCAGTTGCAGAAATATGTAAAGACCGAGGCTTTCCGTCAATCCGGCGCAGAGAATCAGCAAGCCATCATTGAAGCAATGGAAAATATGCGTCAGCAGCTTGGCACTAATCAGACGTGGCAAGACTTATCTTCATCCCTAATGGCTTACCAGAAAGCCCTTGACGACCTGCGAATAGCCACCGAAAACGATACGCGGGTGACTGCCGAATTGAGCCGTCTTACAAATACACAGACGGAAGCACAGCGAAATCTTGAAATGATACGCAATAACCCTGAAACGTCACCGGAACAATTAAGGGCTGCACAAGAGGCTTACGAAAATGCGACTATTGCGGTCAACAACTACGGCACAACAGTAGCAAATTCCAGTCTTGCATTACAACAGGCGCAGAACACGGTTAAGAGTTCTGGAATGATGTTGTCGCAGACCGCAAAGAACGTCATCAAGCCAGTCAGCAAGATTTATACATTCTTGAGTAATTCCGGCTTTTCACAGTTGGCTGACCTTTGGGGCGCATTCGACTCCTTAAAGGGTGCTATTGATGGTCTGAAAGGCTTATCGGCTTTTGAGGAAGCATCTAAGGCGATTACCGACCTTAAAGATGCCGCCGCAGAGGGCGCAGAAGCATTTGCATCCGCACTTGAAGACTCGCCACAGCTAATCAAGGATGCTATGACAAAACTTGGGCTTTCCTTTGAAGATTTCAGCGATTCAGCATCCGGTGCCGCCGATAAATTGTCAAGTGAAATCACAGGTGTGGTTAGTGAAGCCGGGGATGCAGTGAGCGAAGCCTCGCAAGCAGTTGGTAGCATGGCTAAAGGTCTTGGAAAGGCTGGACTTATAGCTGGACTTATAGCTTCTATTCTTAAAATACTTGATATTCTTAAAGATGGATTAGGGCCACTTATTACAGCGATTCTTGATTCAATCCTTAATGCTATTTCAGGCATTATCGGCAACATACTCAACTTCAAGGAGGGTCTTTTCCGTCAGATTGGCGAAAGCCTTTACAAAGGCATCCTCGGCATCTTCAAATCAATCTTCACACTTGGCGGTTGGTTTGATTGGTGGGGTAACGGCGAAAGCGACAAGCATCTTGAGGAAGACATTGAACGTTTGACCGCTACTAACGAGGCACTTCGCAAGGCCGTGGATAATCTTGCCGATGAAATGCGGGATGCCGCCACTGCCGATATGGGCGCACTATATCAGCAGCAGAAAGGCGATATAGAAAAGGCGATGAAGAATACTCAGGAAATGATGTCACGTTCCGGCGCGGCGTATTCTAATGGCTTCTTGGGTATTGGAGGACACAAGTCTTCAAACCATAAGATAAATAAGGGCATGAGCGGCGATGATTGGTCGCGTATTTCTGCTATCGTAGGCAAGTCGGTGCGCAGTGCCGGTGACTTCTGGAATCTTACTTCCGAGCAGATGGCAAAGGTTGCACAGAGCGCACCTGACCTTTACGCCAAAATTAAAGGTCTTGCCGATGACGGCCACAAGGATGCCGCGCAGTTCATGGATGAATACATCGAATACTACAAAGAACTTGAAGAGCTTGAGAACGCATTCCGTGAGTCGCTGACTGACGTGTCGTTTGATAGCGTCAAGGACGAGTTTAAGTCGATGCTTCTTGACATGGAATCTGATAGCGAGGACTTCGCCAACAACTTTGAAAAGATGATGCAACAGGCCGTTATTAACAGCCTAATGAACTCCAAGTACAACGAAAAGCTCAAGCAGTGGTATGAAGACTTTGCCGCCGCTATGGATGACCAAGATGGTCTTACCGCCGCAGAGCAGGAACGCTTGAAGCGCGACTGGGATAACATCGTAGGCGATGCCGTCAATGACCGCAACAATCTTAAAAAGGCTATGGGCTGGGATGGCTCATCCGAGCAGCAGTCATCAAGCCGAACACTTGAAGGAATGTCACAGGACACCGGCAATGCGATTGAGGGCAGACTTACGGCGTTGCAGATAGCCGTTGAATCTATCCGTGCAAACGAGAATCAGCACACATTATCGCTTGCTGACATGACTGACGAATTGCTCCAGATAGCGATGGAATATAGCCGCTTCAATGTTCATCAGGACAACATCGAGCGTCAGCTTGCAAAGATTTACATCGAATTGCAAACCATCAGCGAGAATACTGGCGCGATTGTGAAGCCGATACAGACCATGCAGGCTGATATAGCGGAAATCAAAAAGAACACGAAAAATATCTAATATGGCAACATTACCCGACATAAGAATAAACGGAAGCAGCACCGTATATCAAGACTACGGTGTGCGCATGGGCGATGGCTTTCTGGACGCACTAACCGAGCCACTATCGCTGAAAGAGAACATAGAAAACGAGTCAAGACTTGAACACGGCAAGCGCGTTGTAGTGGAAGAAACGCCCAAATTCGCGTCGCGTGATGTCATACTTGACTTCACTATTACCGGCACGACTCCGGGCGACTTTCGTAGAAAGAAAAACGCCTTTCTTGCCCTGATGTATAAGGGTGTAATCACATTGCAAGTCCCGAAAGAGAGCGATGATGTGTACCATCTGATATATCGTGGCAAAGGGTCGGATTATTCCATGAATCCACAGCGCACTTTCTGCCACATGATGCTCAAGTTTGAAGAGCCAGACCCAAGCAATCGCACCCTGTAACCACATAGACGCAGAATTAAGGGCGGTCGGTATAAAAACCAATCGCCCTTAATTTTATTCCGTAATGTCTATATCAAGTCGCTTTTGCACTATTTTCGGCACAGCTACGACTGCTGACAATTCTATGTAGAATCCTTTGGAATTATACTGGTCATCCTTGATTTCGCAAATAATCAATCCTTGCCTGATAAGTTCCTTAACAAAGCTAACCAAGATGGACTCAATGCCATAATTAACTGCAAACTCAGAGCCGGAGGACAGGCCACCATCATTGAGAATCTTCATGTATTCTTCCACGCCGTCGGACGCTATCTGTGGGATTCTGGGGAATGTCCTTAATTCGCTTTTCCGCATACCATAACGGGCGCGTACCATTTGCGGCGAATCATACTCACGGATATTAACCATAATGTCGCGCAATCGCTTTTCTTCGGCTTCCGCGAATAGCTGAATCGGCTTTATGTATCTGAGTTCATCCATTGGCTTTCTTCCTTTTGTTTTGACGATATGCCCACTTACCGAGCCAGCACATCCACACAAGCGTTGCACCCTCAAGAATCATAATAACATAGTTTTCCTGATAGATGGCTTTAATAACGTCTGCTGTCATCTGTATGATAGCGAAGACTATGGCACATAGCCATACCTTGAATCCTTTTAACTGCATGACGTTTTAAGTTTATCTAATTCCATTTTCAGCATAATACAGTAGTTTGCCATGTCAAGCAACGTGTCTTCCGTTGTTTCATCGGTTACAAGTGCTTGCTCGCCTTTAATAAGGTTCTTGAGGCGATTGAATTTGTGCATGATGGGTGCGAAGCCGATAACCGGGCCGGTGGTCGCCCCAAATTCCTGTACTGACTCGGAGAATGAATTGCCGTAGTCGTGGTTCTTGGCGATGAATTTCTGCGTCATGTTTTCCACGATAGCCTTATACCGGCTAACGTCTTCATTGACGATGCAGTCTGCAAATTCGGCATCCTGACTGAAATCTATAACTTTATCGTTTCCCATTGTGTAGTGATTTGATTACGTTTTCCAATGCTTCAACCTTTTCTTTCAGCGACTGAATATGTTCTTTCTGTCGCTTATTCTTGTCGTGAAGCGTTTTGTTTTCTTCTTCGATGTTATCGCATTTCCGCTTCAACTTACTTGCTTCGTTGGCGCGTTTTATCAACTCGTAAACGTAAGCGCGATGTGACCGGTCGGCGATGAGTGGCTTTGCGCCATCGTAGGCATCCATCAGCTCGTCGATTTCTTCGTGCTGACGTTCCGTAAGTGCCTCAAGGCTTTCAATCTTTTGCTTGTTTCGTTCAAGCATACGTTCAAGATGTGCGATGTAACGTTTGCGCTTCTTATCGTATTCCTTGAACTTGGCGATAGTGTAGCGCAGACGGCACTCTTCATTCTGAAATTCGATGTATTGTAAACCCTCTTCTTCCATAGCGGTATCAGTTTACGAATAGAAGCCTATACTGTTCCAGCTCCTTTTTGAACATGTCGGTCTTGTTGTAGCCGCAGCATTTCTGTTCGCAGCAGATACCGCCACGGTAAACGCATTTCTTGACGAGGAAAGGTGCTAAATCCGGGTCAACATCAGCAATCTTCGCTTTGATGGTCTGAAACAGTTCACGTGTTTCCGGCGATGCCTGTGTGCATAGGCGTAATTTCGCCATGTCTATCAAGCCTTGTGCATTGGCGAAAAGCAGAAGATTGACCTTTGTATAGCGGTCTGAATTGTCGGCAAGCCAGTCCAGAATATCGCAAGCCTCCGCAATCTTTCCGTCGGCAAGCAAAGCGTTAACCTCGGCGATGCGCTCCTTGAGATGGGGATTACCGCCGCCGGGTCGGTCTATGCGACATGTAAGCTGATAGGGCTGCGAGCCTACATGATGACGGATGAAATGGGTGCTTACAAACAAGGGTATTCCGTAGTACTCTATCGTAAATAGTTGGGTGCGTATGATAGAGTGTTCCGTCTTATAGGCACGTTTTAGCGTTATCTTGCTTTCATGCCCGGATGTGAAACTGGCGGCAAGCTGAACAAGCTCCACGCCGGTGCGCTTCGTGACGATGATGTTGGGTTTATTTTCCATTGTTTATGATTTTTTCTTTTAGTGACCAAGTGCGCATTGCCCCAAGTCTTGCAAGCTGAAATTGCTCCTCTAAATACAATTTCCGTTCACTGCAATGATAGTGTATGTTAGACGGGTGCGATTCTATTTTAGGCCAGCACACGCCATCCCATGACGCTGCATAGCTGATAAGACCCCATTTGTGGCCGGGGTCGATTTCCGCAAGTTTATCACGGCATTTATCAACGATAGACTCCGGCACTGCGTAGTAATGCCACGAAACCTTTGTATCTTCGTGCGTATGCCGTTTCCGAAAGTCCGCGAGAAAGTCTGCCCAGCTTCGCTTGATTTCAATCTCGGTAAGATAACCGCTTTTGTTCAGTATCAGTAGGTCGGCTTCATGGTTAAGTAAGCCCCATGATACGTTAGGCACGATTACGTTATTCCGAAAGTTGAAATACTGTGCGAGTCCAAGCTCTATCTGCGTTATTGATAATGTCGTGTCAGCAGCCATGATAATTATCTATTGTCGCCTACTCCGTGAATTGTGCCACGTTCCACTCTGCTGGCGATTTTTGCTATATTAAGTTCCGCGATTTCAGAAAGGCTATAACCGAGAACACTTGACAGGTTCGCGGCATACCACATAATATCGCCAAGCTCCAACGCGAGGGCGTGTTTGTCGGCATCCTTGTATTCGCCGTCCTTGTCGCGTAGGATTTTCTTGACCTTATCGGCTAATTCTCCGGCTTCGCCACAGATGGCAAGTGCGAGGTAGTTAACCTTGCCGTCGTTTGGATATATTGCCGTTTTAAGGGCGGCTTCCTGATATTCGTTAAGATTCATTTTCTTTAAGAAGTGTCGTTAGTATTTGCTTTGTTTCCTTTGCGGTCAGTCCGCGCTTTTCATCGACTGCCGATTGCAGTGCCGGGATGATGTCGCTGATTTCGCCTATAATGAAGCCATAGCCACCGCAGTGCCTGCATCGTATTGTTGATGGTATCTCGTTTTCGTAGTTATACCAATTTGGATGATTGTAGTATCGTGGGTTGTCAACTCTTCCACTGCCATTGCAGACTGGGCATCTCATACGATTATAGGCTTATCAATTTCAAACATCCGATAGAAGTGCTGGAGGTCGTGAACGTAACGCAGATAGACAACGTGAAGATACTCATCGCCTCTTCCGTGATATTTGGCAATGAACTTGTCTTTATACTTGTGGATGTTAACCCAGTCATTCAAATCCCATTTTGATGCAATGCCGGGTATGGTTTCCTCTACGCCGTCTTCATCGTTGACTATGCGCTTTCCGTAAATATCCCTTTCTACGAGAAATTCTTTGGTAAGCGGGATTGGTCGCACATCTTCAATATCAACCTCAAAGGGGTCGCCCTGTTCGGGGTCTATTTCAAGATATAGTACATCCTTGAACATCGCCACAATATACATCGCCGGCGATTCCCTGCCGGTTATCTGAGAATATTCACACACCCAGTCGCCCAACTGATAGTGTATGGGGAGTGCCGGCAACTGCGGATTAGGATATTTCTCGGTTTCCATCGAACATTGGTCTGTATTTGTTGGTAACTACTTGATAGATGCAATCTGTGGCATAGCCGATAAGGTACGCCATGACTTCCTGATGCTCAGTGCTGACTTCTTCGCCGATAGCCGCGTACATTTCCATTGCAAAGTGCGTAGCTTCATGGGCGCAGTCCGAAACAGTGATATTGTTTTCAAGCAAGACAATCAAGATGCCGAGTTTGTCGGTGTCGATGTTGTAGATTTCCTTATAGGTGACTGCCTTTGCATCATCAACATCATATTCGTGGAGCTTTTCGCCGTCGGTGGTCTGAAAATGCTTCTCAAGATACCCACGTGGCGGCTTCTTGACTATCCACAATTTCCGTGGGAATATTTCACACGCAAATTCATGGATAACGGTCTGATTCTTTTTCTTCGGTGGCATCGGCTAAAGGATTTCTTCGTTAAGCGTATCCAGAAGCTCCTCGGCGCAGTTCCGTGCATAGACGGCATCGTCGCTTTCAAACGACTTTACCACGTGCCAGAATAGCAGACCACGCACCTCTACAACGAATATCGGCTCATCGTTGATTGTGTGCAGCGTTATCATGCGGTATTTCTTCCGCTTGAGTATAAGATTCAATAAGTCCATTAGTCGAATAATGATGGTTGATTATCGGGTTGTTCTTTTCTCTGTGCCTTAACCCTTGCAGGCTTTTTCGGTAGTTCGGGTTTCTTGCCGGTCTTGACCGCCGCGATGAAAGTTTCCCACGGCAATTTGCGGTAGAATTTCTCCCAGTCTTCTCTTACCAGAATATCACGTTCACGGCAATAGATGTAAACCGTTCCGTTATACTTTATGCCACCGCTATAACGCGCCACCGAGAAATATGACGAGCTGACATTGGTGATTACGATAACATTTTCATTCATCTCTTGTAAGGTTTTTGATGGTTATCGCCGGTTGGCTTCCGAAGATTGTAGCCTCCGCCGCATCATTTGTGTAATGATATTTCGGTTCAGGCTTAATCTTCCACAAATGATGACGGATTACCTGATGGATGTCGAAAAGGATGTCAGCCCCATCATCGTACTTCACGCCTTTGTTTGTTCCGGGGCCTAAATCCCAGACAAGGGATTTGACTTCACGCAGGAGTATCTTGGCTTTTTCGCTTATCTCATGGCGTTTGTCAAAATCGGCAGTGCTGTATGTCCTTGCGATAGCCTTTTCTATAACATATTTAAGACCCACATCCAACTGACCGCAAGTGTTCCGTGAATGGCAGTCGGATGCCTCTGATAGCAATTCAAGCTGACGCTTATTCAGCGTGATTGTGAAAAGCCGCGTGTCGGCATCTTCCACGACCCTTTCATCGGCAAGTTTATAGATAGGGATGTTGCAGTTACGAGCCACCGCCATTTCAATGCGGCAACCCTTTGACTCATTCCAGTCGAAATCAAACAAGACACCATCACACTCCATTAAGCCGGCAATGTCGCGCCCCATAAGTTCAGAATATGGCAACGTGCTATCCGGGCAGATGTCAAAGGGCGTTACACCCTCATAATCATCCGCAATGACCGATTCCTTGAGGTAGTTAGCACGTTGTTTCACTGCCTCAAGGTCACGCCCGCTTATCGGGAGGGAGATGTAGATTTTCTTTTTCAACTGTTATAAGTTTTTGGTTTATCTTTTCAACGCAAAGTTAAGCATTTACTTTTATTCCACCAAACAAAAACCTTACTAAATACTGATTATTGCTGATTTTAGTTTGTGTTATGGTGTAGTCGCTCCTGCGCATAGGCGAGGGCGGCAAGATTGACACTGTTGGCGAAAGCCGGATTGCTGCGCATGATTTCAAGCAGCATTATTCCGAGGCGTTCAGGGTTCGTCAAATTTGCCATGTTCAGGCTTCCATCCTTTATTGTGACGCAAACAAAGGAGTCGGCGTTCAAAAGGTTGTTGATGGCCGTTTTGCGGATTTCTTCACTTTCCGGGTTCATTGTCGTTGATGTATTTGTTTACAGCTTCTTTGGCTTCGATTGTTTCCAATCCACGAATAGGCGTGGTCTTTATCAGCTCCACGAATTTGTTGAATTTAGGGCAGCAGTTCCGAGGGCATGGATTGCCATTGCCGTCATGGTTTTGCCAGTTATTGCAGACCGCCGTACAGAAAGCATCAAGTATATTCTTGCGCGATGCCATCATAATACGTTCCACGTCGCGCTTAAAGGCATAGTTGGGTTCATCGAAAGGCGTTTCAATCTCCTCTTTGCCGCTTATCCTGATAAGCCACTTTTGCGCCCATTCTGCGGCCTTTGCGTAGGTGGCGAAGATGCACACTTCAAGGGAGCAAAGGTTCTGCATGGCTTCGCCGCGAATTTCGCCGGCATCAGTCTTCCAGATATTGATTGCGCCATAACTGCCTGCGGATGTGCAAGCGTGTTTACTTTCAAGTATAGACTTTATCTGCAACGCATCGGCTTCCGTAATAGCGTATGCACCGACTTTACGCCGTCTTACGCCTGCCAGACCCTCAAGGTCGCAAAATACACGTTCTTTCATATCAGTTTTCCTTTCTTTAGACTTTCGTAAGCTGCCGCGCACATAGGGCATCGCCAGTTGGTTTTAATATCGTAGGAGCTTTTGTATGGGTCGATTAAACGCCATCCATGCTTTGTAAGCAGTTCCGGTACGCGAAAAGCGTTGTTGGTTCTGATGACTACCACACCGCCACATCTGCAATTTGCCGTGTATCTTCCCATTACTTTACCTTTTCAAATTCATAGGCTATAACAAGGGGATTGCTCGCCCAAGTTCCTTTGCCGGATATGCGCTCTATAAGATGGGCATAAGCATCGCGTGGAGTGGGATGATGCGAGAATACGCCTTTATCGTTATCAAAGAAACCATAGTAACGTTTCCCTTGCGCAGTCCATTTATCGATGCCCTCTTTCAGACAATCCTCGTTAGATATGTCTTGCAGGTGTTCAAACCATACCCTTTTGATTTTGATTTGGTGTGGCATTTCTTCGGCATCGACAAACATCTTGTTCATAAAGCCGGGATGATGCAGAAAGCCGGCGTAATGCGCACGTTTTCCTTTTGCAGACTCCCAATGCCCCATGCAACAGAAATTTTGGGGGTCTTCAAGTTCGTCAAGGATGGAGCAATACCTTTGTGCCACGGCTACAATGTCGCCGACTTTGAAAGGCAATTTGCCCTTTTCTTCAACGATATAGTATTGCTCAAGCAATTCTATTCCGTCAAGGCGGTCAAGCGTAGCCTCGTAGTATTCACGCTGAAAGGCTTCGATTTTGGCAAGTGCCGACAGTGGTATCATTCTTCTTGTATGCGTTTTCCGGCCTTCAAGAACAGCGTCATGCAGACCGAAACGCTCTGAAAAACACATCTTCTTCATAGCGGTAGTGGTTAGTTGTTTTCAATATACCATTCCTCAAGATAATCAGTATCATCTGCGCCTGCGTCGGTTATATCGCCACAGTCCAGATGCTTCAACGGGTATGGGGTTGTGTCACAAGTAGAATTATTCCACTCCTCGGATATGTAGGCGTATAGGCTATCTTGACGCGCAACGATGGCGCACCCAGACTTGCGCAATGCCTTGATTTTGCTGGCTATTTCCTTTGCCAACTTGATTTGTTTGGGTGTAAATTGCCCTGTATCTTCGTAAAACATTAGCCTTGTTTGATTTCGATTGTTCCTTGTGCTTCGTTATGGTCAAGAATGTTGTCAGAGCCGAGGTTGTGCGAGCATTTCTGCCTATCCCACGCTTCGCGCATTGTATCGCGTGAAAATACGCCATACGGCAGAATGTGCATCCCGATGTCTTGCATCCGCAATAGACCCTTTCCCATCTTCTTCGCCTTATACTGCAAGTAATTGGCGTACATCGTGACTTCGCCGGGTGTTCGCGTGATACTTGCCATAGCGAGGGCGACGGCAAATGTGATGGTATAGGTGTGACAGGCTTTGACGCGGTTGTAGAATAGACGTTCCATAGACGGCCCGCCATTCAGTATATCGTTCTTGAGTTCTTCGTTGGCTTCGATTTTGCTTTCGTGCATGGTCGCCAAAACGAATGTCTGCATCTGCTCTTCGGTTAGTGCAGTGGTTTTGGGCTGGTGGTCAAGCCACTCAGCCCATTTTTCCACTAAATCCGGGGTTATCTTCGTTATCATATCTCAGACCTTTATAGTGTAGAGGTATTGAAGCTCGCCGCGATAGCCACGATTATGCAATTCTTCGATAAGCTGACGCGGTGTAAATTCCGCAAGCGGGGATGACGGGTCGCCCTTGATTGAGGGGGGGGGGTAATTGGCGATTACTGCGCGAGATACGTTGTGATTCACGCTGGCACGACTTGCACCACATCTGCAACCCGTCAGCCGAGCTACTGCGACGGCTGAACTGGTCAACCGGCAATTCTTTGCCGCATCTTGTGCAGACCTTTGTGGCCTGCGTTGTCGGCTCTTGATTTGAGGATAAATCCATGTTGATATATTTATTTGTTTAAGTGTTTACTTTTACAACCACGTCGCAAAGTTAAAGCATTTACTTTAATTATCCAAATTAAATCGCCGGGCAAATTTGATTTTTAACTCTTATTAGCTCTTAGCTATCTTCCACATTGCGAGTTGATTACCTTTGTTAGAGGAGATGATTGTCGCGTATAAACTTGTCTAAATCAGCGATGTTATACTCATAATAGTTACGGTTGGCATTGCGCTTATAGACACGTCGTTCAATCACGCCGTTTTGACCTGCTTTGCTGATGATTTCCGCTTTGCATCCGCAGTAAAGGGCTGCTGTATCAAGGGGTAGCCACTTCTTGCTATCTTCACTGTCTTTTGCCTGATGCGTTCCGGGCGTGTAATACTCGCCGTGCATACGCGGTTTTGCGCCCTTGCCGTAGGTCTGAAAGAACAGGATGGATGAACGAATGGCGGCTCTTTCGCGCATTTCGTCTTCCGGTGTAATGAAAAAGCCGAGTACATACTTGCCCTTTCGCTTATTTTCCGTTGGTGCCGGGGTCTGCGCCGGTGTGGGCCGTGGAGTTTCATCCTTTGGCTCTTCCGCTACGACAGTGGGTGTTAGCTTGACATGGGGCGCGATTTCCTTTCCGTGCTGAAAACGTTTGTTTTTAGGCAATTTCTGAATGGCTGCTATAATCAGATTGACGGTAACATCGCCCTGACGCATCAGCTCTATCCACTTCTGCGCCAACTTTGATGTTCCGCTTTCTGAATATCCGATTTCGGCGGCTATATCCCTTACTGAATAGCCGTTCATGGTTATCTGCGCACCTGCATAAAGCATTGCGCGGTATGCCTTGCGCTTGGTCGGTGTCAGCTTATTAAACTGCTTCGCCGCCTTTTTGTCGATGATGTCAGTGATTACTTGTTCCATTGCGATATGAGGGTTGTTATAGCATGTTGTTTATCATTATGACCGCTTTGTTTGCCATTACGCCGACGCATAGCTCGGTGTCATTGTTCTTTTCCAGCGGGTAGGGCTTGATGATGTCGTTGCATACGCCTTTAATGGCGGTCAGACGCGCATCTCCGTGATTACGGCAGGGCATCCCCAGCTTTTCTGCGATACGCTTGTTGACGTTGCGGTCAAAGTCTTCCACGTAGTTGATGAAAGCAAGGATTATGTTGGCGTAACAGTATAGGGCTTCGTGGTCTATCCGGCCATATTTCTTCAAAATCTGATTTCCGAATGTGAAATACATAAGACTCAGATTTGCGCCGCATGACACAAGGTATTCATCGCGCTGTGTAAGGAATTTCTCAAAGACGTGCGGCGGCATTTCATGGCGTAGGGCTGCAAGATACTCCTCTTTGATTGCCTTGAGCAACCGGGTGTGCTTCTTGAAGTCTGAAAGCCGACAGTCGCGGGCATATTCCACAAATAAGTCAAGATAGTAGATTACGCACTGCGTAATGAAGTGTGGTACATACGCCATCTTGAGTGATTCGGCCTTGTCGAACAGGTTGAGAAATTCTTCTGTTGACAGGTCGCGTTCACGCATTGGTTCGCGCTTCTTGAAGTGGATGCCGGTGTCAATCATCGGCTTTATGGGTATGGGGTTTGCACTTATCCCTCGCTTTTCCATTTCGGCGATGACCGATTCTGGGAGCTTTATGCCGTCAAGCATATCAGAAAAGGGATAGCTGTTGATTAACTGGGATTTCATTGGTAAATAAATTCTTGAAGATGTGATAAAGACATGATACCACGATAGAATTTCCCGCCAGTTTGTAGTGTTGGGATTTGGATATGCCAGACGCTAACAGGCGGTCGATATATTCTTCCGGCACGTCCATAAGGCGGTAGCACTCGCGTGGGGTCAGCTTGCGTATGCGAAAGCGCGTCTGCGTTCCGTACTCCTGCGCCACATGGTCTACGGCTCGCTTGATGATGCGCGTTTCTGGGTCAGACATATCAAGTTCGCCGTCGCCACGTTCCACGACAAGATGGGGCGATTTATAGTCAGTGCTGAGAAGCGTGGGCGAGGATTCAGCCGATGGCTGCAATCTGCCGTAATTCTTCCGTGGGTCAGCCATAACCATAGGGGTATCTCCGTCGGGCAGCTTTACAAAATTGTTCTGCTCCCATGCGCTTGTTGTGATGGCCGGCGACACATCGCCCACGTCGCCGCCGGGTCTATTCCACGGCATAAGACTGATGATTGACGGGTCTTCGCCCTCAAGTATCATAGAGTCTTTCTGGACGGTTGTAAGGGCGTTGGCTACATCGTCGCCAATCTCAAGTTCCTGATGGTAATCCGCACCCTTGCCGCGACCGCGCATAGCGCATGATTTGGGATTGGCTTCTTTGGGCAGACCTTTGTCAAAGTTAAGGCTTCCGTCTTCTATCTGGCGTTTCATTTCTTCTGTTGGGTTTTCGATTGTAAGGATGCCGGTCATAGGGAAATTGCCGTCAATCAGATTGCTTGCGCACATCGCGCCGTAACGTGTCGTGATTGTATAAGCCAATCCCTCGTCGGCTGTATTGAAAGGTATTTGTTCCATAGCGAGTATAAGGGGCATTGAATTGCCGCCTGTCGGCGTTGTAAGCGTAGGCGAGATACCGTTGGGGCTATAAACCCTGCCGTTGGTAGGGTTCTTTTCCTTGTCGTATATCTGCGCGACCTGTATAAGCTGATTCATGTCATTGTCGGTTGCTTCTTCAAGAATAAGTGCCGGATAACCGTGATTGAGCATAATCGTGGGAGATATTCCGTCTGGGTCATAGATGTTGCCTACATTGTGGCCTGACGGCATTACGTTGCCGATGATTTTAAGCTCTGGTGCGGTTTTATCTTCGTTCATTTTCTGAATTGTTGTTTTGCGATTCCATTATGTAAGGATGCCATCCGGTAGTCAGTGCAGTGGCTATCCCATTGCTGTCATAAACCCTATCTGCAATACTTGGCTGCTTGCCGTTTTCGTCTTTAGAATTTATGCAGATTGTCCGGGGGTATTTTCAACAAGCACTTTCGGGCAGTTTCCGTGTCCGGATGTATGCGTTGGCGCAATGCCGTCCGCGTCCACGATTTTGCCGTCTTGCGAGTTGTTGATTTTACCAACCACTATGATGCAGTCTTCTTCATTCTCGGATGTAGGTATCGGTTTCACGTTGTCCGTAGTTCCCGGTGATGGTTCCGCAATACCCCCCCCGTTTTGGAAATTCGGCTTGAAGCCACAACCCTCTGCTTGCTTACGCTCGCAATGGTCTATGATTGCCTGAATCTTCGCATCAGACAGATAGTAGCTTTCATCTACATTCGTTTCCAACACATGTTTAAGGCGGCGGTCTAACTTGAAGGGTTTGGGGAAATAGTAGATAGCCTCGCCGAGGATGCTGACCATGAAGACGCGCTCGCGGTTCTGCGGTACGCCATAATCTTTTGAGTTCAGCACTTGGTAATAATTCGTATATCCAAGGCTTTCCAGATACATCGCCCATCGCTTGAAGTCCGGCATGAATTTGTCGCTTACAAGAGCCTTGACGTTTTCCATCAAGAGGTATTTGGGATATTTGGTTTCGATGGCTCTTGCGCACTCCCATAGAAGCGATGACCTTGTGCCAGAGCCCTCGGCAAGTCCTTTCTGCAAGCCGGCATTGCTGATGTCGGTGCATGGGAAGCTGTATGTGAACAGATTGAAATCCGGCACATTCGCCCAGTTGATTTTGCAGATGTCGCCATAATTCGGGTAGCGGTCGATAAGTTCCTGCGGAGGCTCGTACCCCCCCCCCTAATGGCTGTTTCCACATCGCTGACTATGCGACAACGTGACAGCAGCTCGGTATCACGGGCTGCATAGTAAGCCTTGATTGCGGTAGCATCGATTTCGGATATTCCGACAACCGTGTAGTCAAGCCCAATGTCTTGCTTGAGGCGTTCAAGAGCCATCGACTGACTGCCGTAACCGGCAAAGGCTTCAAAGACTGTTATCTTTTCCATATTGGTCATTATTGAATAATTCGTATTGTGTCAGTACGACATTACCGCGTCGTTGTTCGCCCATACATTCTTGGCGAAAGCGCACCTCTTGCGCTGTGTAATATTCCGGGTCTATCTCGCAACCTATGAAGTCGAAACCCATGCGATAGGCGGCAATGCGACTGCTTCCGCTACCGAGGTGTGTATCAAGAATCAAGTCGCCGGGATTGGCGAAGTTCTGAAATATCCATGCGTATAAAGCGACTGGCTTTTGCGTAGGATGTATCCGTGTTTCCTTGACACTCTGACGCGCCGCGCTATATCTGAATATCTTTGCCGACCTGTCAAATGTAGTGAGGGCAAGCTCACACATGGCGAATGACAATGTTTCTGGCTGTTCCTTATCCCACACAATCCAACACTTTGAATTGATGGGTATGCGGTCTATGAAATGGTTCGCGCCGAAGATGATGGCGTTCTTGCTGACGCGAAGCAACTCCGTGAAAAATTCCGCTTTCGGAGCATCCTTATCCCACGGCTTGTATGCGCGACCCTTTTCTTTCATCAGTCTGCCACTTGAGCAGATGTCTATTCCATAGGGGCAATCACACAAAGCGATGTCAACACTTTTATCTGCCATTGATTTTAGTACCTCAAAGCTATCGCCGAGGATGATTTCGCTACGTGGTGTCATTCCGCAAAGAGGCTTTCTGGTTTATTATTTGCCTTAACCCTATCCCGGCGCGACTCGCGCTCTACCAATTCCGCTATATCGAACATCGACGGCGTGGACTTATAGGTTTTAAGCAGATTTACGGCATCGGCATAGAAGTCTTTCTTAATCTCAAATCCGTAGGCACGGCGACCGCAATTTCGCGCAGCCAGCAATGTTGTGCCGCTTCCGGCGCATGGGTCAATCACAACATCACCGGGGTCAGTGAAGATGCGGATAAGCTGTTCCAGCAAAGGCACGGATTTCTGCGTGGGATGGATTTTAGGTGTCTTGGTGTCACGTGGGTATTCCATGCAGTTGAAGACCATACGACCGCCGTTGTTGAATTTGGGGAGCTTTTCACGATAAAGCAATAGACCGTATTCGCAGTTTCCCACAATCTTCATGTTAGACTTGAGTACCTGTGCCGACCAATTCTTACGAAAGACCAGCGGGATGTAGTGATTAAATCCGTATCGCTTTCCGAGTTCAATGAAATACATCATCTGTTCAAAAGCACAGAAGATAATCATGCACGGTGCTTTGCCCGCCTCTTTGGGTTCTTTGACAAGCAAGTTTGAACAAAAGTGCATAAATTCCGCAGGCTTGAAATTAGCATCGGTATCAAAGAATTGTGTGCCGGCGAGTTCGCTTTCACCGTTGGCATTGTCGCCATCAACATACCACTTGGGATTGGATGCGTAGGCATTTATTCCGAGATTGTAAGGCACATCGGCTATGATAAGCTGCGCCTTGCAACTCAGATACCGCTTCCAATTCTGGAAATGGTCGTTATAAAGCTCTATATTTTGCATTGTGATAATGATTTACTTGGTTTAGAAAGGCAATGGCTCGTCGGGGTTAGCTGGGGTAAACGGCATATTCGGGTCATCCGTCTGCATCTGTGTGGGCGTTTGCACGAAGTTCATCCCGGTGAGCGGTTGTGGCTGTGATGGGATTGAAGCCGCATCATCTTCCCACGGCAGACCCGACGGCAACGATGGCTGCGAGATAGCGTTCCGTTCTTTGGCCACAACCATATCCTCCATGTCTGCCCTGAAATCCACGGTTACGCTTTCGCTTTGTTTCCACGGGATATATCGGCCATTGATAACGTTGAACTTGAATGTAGCGTCGCCGGGCGAGCCGAGGTGTCTGAACTTTACCTTCTCCACCCGCACGAGGGTGTAATTCTTGCTTTCGTCGCGCTCGCGGTGTACCACAAGACCGAAATCCGCTTTATCAAAGAATGTCGCAGAGCCGCTGATGTCGTACATGGTAGGCACACCGCCATTTCCGTTATCCTTTTTAATCTTGGTGGGATGCGCCATAAGGATGAAAAGGAGGTCGTTCTGCTGGGCAAAAGCCGTCATTCTATTCAGAAGACGCGAGATGTATTGGGTTTCCGTTTCGCCGCCTGACTGTTCATGCTCGATTCGGTTAAATGGGTCAAGTACAAAAATTCGTATTCCCCTACGACGTACAAGGTATTTAGCCTTTGCCAGAATATTATCTATCGTTGCACCGTCTTCCGGTAATACGTGAAAGAAGTTTTCACGATAGTATTCTTTGGCGTGAGCATATTGCTGTGGAGTGATGTTTTCACCCCGGTTGTCTATGGCTTGAAATTTCTTTCCACATAGCTTTTCTATCAGCTTTACGGCATGAAGCTGAATCGGCACGTTTTCGGGCGAGAAGAATCCGACCTTGAAATCGTAAAGGATATTCAGACGAACACACATCTCATCGATAAATTCCGATTTACCGCTGCCTGGTATGCCGGTCACAATCATAAGGCGTTTGGTTTCAAGACTCATCAACGCATCAAGATTGGGATGTCCTACCATGAAGCCTTTTTGAAGACCGTTCTGATAGATGGCATCAAGCTCTTCTTCGTAATCGTCAAGCATGAACACGCCCTCAACCTTGACCTCTTTGGCGGTTTTAAGGCAGTTTCCAAGACTTTCCTTGCCGTACTTCTGGAGATGCTCGTTGGCATCCTTACAGTCATCGCCATAAGTGACAATGCGGCATCTTTCACCACCAAAACGACGTATCAGTTCATCGCGCAGCAATAAGCCCTTTGTGTCAGTATCGACGGCAATGTAGATTGTTTCCTTGTCACCAAAGAAGCCCTCTATAAAGTCATCAAGATATGACAGGTTGCTATTCGCGCCGTTGGGTACACTGACGCAGTTGTTCTTTCCGATTTCAATGAACGAAAGACAGTCCATTTCGCCCTCGGTTATGATACACTCGCTTTGGCCGACGATGCTGTCAAGATTGTAGGGAATCAGTTCCGCGCCGCTTTCAAGCATGAATTTCTTATCGCCGGTGCGATACTTCACGTTGATAAGCTCGCCGTTTAGATAGTAGTTGAACTGCACGGTGTTCATCTTCTTTCCGACCTGCGGCATGAACTGCTCACCCTCGTTAATCTTCATGCGTTCAAGCACCCATTCCGATATACCGCGACTATTGAACCATTCAACGAGTTTGCGCGACAGCGTTGTGATGGGTCGTGGCGTAGGTCTGCGATATTCCTTTTTGGGGGCATCATGTGACCTTTCGCCGACATGGATAGTTCCGCTCCAACCGCAGTAATGGCAATGCCATACGCCCTTGCCTAAATCGACTGAAAGACTTTTATCGCGCTTGTCTTTCCGTCGGTCATGGCATTTGGGGCAGATAACTTTCATCTTGCCGCTATTGCGCCCAGCCGGGATGTCTATTCCAAAGTCGCTGTAAGCTCTCATTTTGAACCGTTACTCCTTTCTTCTTCGGCTTTAATGGATTGCCAGATTGCAGATGTATCGCGCCGTGTCGCGCCTTTTATTTCCACAAGGTTGAAAAGCTGACCTATACGGTCGATAGTCCTTGCGCCATAAAGGTCAAAGGTTTCTTTCAGCGTGTGGTTGGTAGTCACGATGTAGGGGATGTCGCTATTGTTGTCGTAGATGGTGTTTATCAAGTGCGCCACGACGTTCAGCTTGTTGCCTACATGGTTTGTGGGGGCTATTTCAGTTCCGAGTTCGTCAAGACCCATAGGGATGCTGTCAAAGACCGAGAAGCCGTCGGCAGCATATTGACCGCAGAAAGTAGGCACGTTTATCCACCGGGGTTTGATGTGTTCGCCGCTATCACGTAGCCAGTGTTTGCTGACAAACTTGATGATGGCTTTCATCAGTGTGCTTTTGCCCGTTCCGATATTACCGTAAATCCATAGACCTTTGCACGGTTTCAGGTTGCCCTCTGTATTGCGTATGCACCAGTTGAACACGTCAGTAACAATCGCCCGGTTGTCCTTGTCAACGACAAAATCGGGGCAGTAACCCTTGAGGATGTCAAAGAAGACCGCCTTAATGGTATTCAGTTCCGTCTGGCATTTGGAGGCCATATCCGGCTGAAGATATACCATTTTGTCTATAAGTTTGATTTCTTCCATTTGATTGTTCTGAATTGTCGTTACTGTATTCGATTTCCCAGCATCGGTTGTTTATCCATGTCTGGAGGTGCTTGATGTACTCTTTGGGTTTTCCGCGTGTCTGTTCGGCATAACCCTGCGCCGCCGGTAAAAGCAATGGCAGTACCTCTTGCCAATCGCGGTGCTTCTTCTTGAAGTTGGCAAACTCGGTGTCAAGACCGCGCTTCTTGCCGGGATACGCCTTGCGAAAGATTTCAAAATCTTCTTTGGCTTTTTGAAGAGTTATACTTTCTTCCTTTCTTTCATTCTCTTCATTCTTATCATTCTTTTTATTCTTATTATTCTTGTTTGTGGCTGGCTGATGTTCGTCTAATGTCGGCTTGATGTCGGGCTGATGTTCATCTGCTGACTGTTCGATGGCATTTTGTTGGCTATTGCTTTCCGTTGCGCTTTGGTAACTATCATAATTGCAGATAGTTATTATTGAATATTTGTTGGTCGTACTGCGGGTTATTTCTCCAGTTTCTTCCAACTTTTTCAGGCACACACGTAATGCTCCGCGCTTGATTTTTATGCTACGCATAATCCCATCTTCCGAGGTCATTACCTGACCCCGTTTTACCTCTACACCGAAGCTGTAACCGTCTTTGTGATTGGCGGTAAGGAGTAGATGAATAAAGACAGCCATCATGTTCGGCAGACCATACCACCGCCATTCCGTCATCTTGCGATAAAGGCGTATCCAACCTATCTCATTCGGATTGGGATTACACATGGCGGTAGTAGATTATGCCGGCTGATACGGTAGATAGTCGATGATTTTTACGCGCTTAATGCCGTCCAGACGCAGATTGTAGCCCTGCTTGAGATACTCGTTGACAAGCAACGTAGCTTCCACGGTATTCTCGGCACACACAAGCATGTAGTATTTGGTTTCCTTTTCCTTGCCGGTTTCGTCATCAGTGAACACGTCGATAACCGTAGCCTTGAAGAAAGGCTTGTCATCTTCCTTGTCGTTGATGATTTCCCTTATATCGCTGCGTCCGATGCTGAACACGTCGATTTTTTGGTTGGGGTACAGTTCAAACATCATTTTTTCTGCCTCTGCGAATAGCTCGGCATCCATGATGTAGTGTTCCTTAACTTCTTTCTGTTCGCCGGTGTCAAGAGTCTTTTCAACCCTTAATTTTGCTTCAAAAAACATGATTAGTTCAGATTAAATGTCGTAACAAGGTTTGCATACACGGCGTTTGCTTCACGCCGGGCAAGTTCCATATTGGTTGCTACGACTGCGTTGTTAATAATTGCATGGGTATGCGGATGCCGCAACATAAGCGTCACAAGCGCACCGCCCACTTTAATCTCATCACCGGTAATCGTACATTCCATCTTGTCAGAATAGATTGTAAGATTAAGCCCGGCGA